TGACCAATTAAGGTCTTGACCTGTCCAATAGCTACGTTGGCAGCTGAAATTACTGCCAAAGACTCTGCAAGCATACTACTCCCCCTAAGAATGCTTTAAGTGAGTTTTTCCTTTGTGGGAAAGCAGAAGGGTCTAGATACTAACCCCAAATGTTTAGCTGCAAATTGCGCTGCTGCTTTCATTTCTATGGCACATTCTTCTCTGCTCTCAAACGCCTTATGTGTAGACATTCTAACGTCACACGTTGATACGTTATACATCGAAGCACATACCAGTATTGCTCCTATAAACATTATAAACTAACTTTTGGCTCAAGCTTCACGCACTTGCTTAAAGCTACAGCGTTAGGCTCAGGCTTAGACATCTCCAAATTTATCATCATCGTAGCCCGATCTAATTCACAGGCATCTTCTGTAGGATAAACAACTTGATTAGACGCAACTCGATGTTCTCCAAATTGCATCATTAATAAAACAATAACCCACATTGTTATTTTTTCTTTTTATAAGCCATACCCCCGTGACCCATCATTGGCTTTTTCTTCTTCATAGCCATTCCACCGCCATACATATTTACTTTGGCAGTCTTCCCTGCGGGTGGACAGGAAGCCCCTGCTTTTGCTTTAATAGCTTTCATTATCAAATTCCTCTTCTAATAAATCTGGGATAAAACGCTTTGGATCATAAGGAACTGTCACAGAGTTATCTTCTGTAGCAAAATACCTACCGTATCCATCGAACTCTTTTGCTAGGGGGTTGTCTTCCAACTCTTTCTTGGAGATTAAACCCTCTTCTAGTAATAATTGGCGTATCTTATCAAATTTCAGAACTTGACCAGTACGCTCTCTAATCGCTGCACGAATATAGTACAGATTAAATGACATTTTTAGTTACTCCTTCATTGTAACACTTTTTTATGTGGAACGTCAAGCAATTAATTACGTAAATAGTTATGGAAATAAATTGACGATTTGCTATTTAGGTGCTATAATGAATTGTTCCCAAGGGGAACACTATATAGATACCTACTCTAGTATATTACTTTTAGTCGTAGGCCCGACCTAACTTCCCAAATAATTTATTGCTCTTTGTAGTCTGTCCTTATTATCTTTAAGCAGACCCAATGCTCTATTGCAGTTATGGCAAAGCCAACCTCTAAAGACATTATTCGTGTGGCAATGGTCCAATACCCACGGCCCAGCTTTTAAACCACCGTACCCAGCTACTTCTTTTGCAGACTGTTGGCATATAGGACAGATATGATCGTCTGGTGGCACTCCAACTTTAGAATGCAATCTCTTACGGACCCTTTGATCAGAAGCCATACACTTTTTACAAGACGTTCTTAGATACTGGTTATTGGCTATACTGTATTCCGACAGTGGTTTATTAATACCGCACTTAATACAAACCTTAGAGTCAACGTCTTCAGGAGCTTCTTCTGTCCAACCAAATAGGTTAGGCTGGGTCTGCATAGTCAGTATCAAAAAGATCAGCGACATTACGTTCACTGTCTTCTATCCTCTGAGCCAAACTCCTTAACTTATCAGCCTCGCTGACCAGTTCATTAGCAATAGTATATAATTCTCTGTAATCTTCATCACTATCATCAAGAATATATTGCGTAATCTCAGAAAAAGGCTTGTTAACAATAATTTTATCAAATCCGTCTACTTCTAAGGTAGACTGCACATACAGTATACCCCCACTACTGACAGCATCCATTATTTGAAGGTCGTGTTCTAACTGAAAAGATAATCCACCTTCAATAATTTTACCGTCTTCTATAAAATTGTCAGACATAATTAATTCCATAAATAAAATAATAATAAAACTATATACGTAAGTATATACTATTTATGTAGCTAATGCAATACCTAATACTTTACAGAGTGTTTTTCAAATAATTTACTACAACATATAGTAACTTTACGAATTAATTCTTTAGAAAAATGCTAAAGGCCGTTTACAATAGCAAAATTCCAATCTCTGGTCAGGGTTGTATATGGATCTAGTATAGGGGGGGGTGGCAGATGCCCCCTGTAAAAAATTTTTAAAAAAATAAAAAAATTAGTTACGTAATTAGTTGTTTTTCTTGGGTTTTTCTGGGTTCTAAGACTGAATAGTTAACAGGTCCATTTTAAAAAGTTCTTAAAAAATAAAGACATAAAATATTTCTATAAAAAATATTATTGCAGTATCTGCTATTTTTATTTGCGTAAATAATGGTCCATAATTTTAGAGTCATAAAATTTTAATAATCTATTTACGTGAATAGTTTTAGTAATTTGACGATCACCAAATGAAAGAGTGAAGTGTCACTTTGTGCATGATTTCCAGAAATCCCCTCAGAGCCATTTTAAAGCTCATACAATGGCAGTATTAATTCTCAGGTAGTCTAATACAAAAAAACTTGTTTCGTCATTTTACGCTTTTTAGACCTGTTCTGAGTTAGTTATGTAAATAGTTAAATGCTCTGTACGCCATTTTAAAGCCCACTGAGTAGGTGTTTTAAATTTAGCTATATTAATACCTAAAGTGAATTTGGCCTGTCAGTGAGCTTCCTAGAGCTTCTCAGAGTATCTCTAATTTTAGTATTAGGCATAAAAAAACGCCATCCAAAGACAGCGTTTTTAAGTTTTTATTTATTAGATACGTATCTAAGAAGTGTCCTCAACCATATAATCATATTCACGTAAACGCCTTAATAATTCTATGTAAAGCTTGTTTCTACGATCACGGTATTTTTCTGCACTTTCTGGGTCCACACGTATCAGCCTGTTAAAAGTGCCATAGTCAGTTAATACTTCCCAACTAGGGGCCGTTGCTATTTCATTATCTTTGTACGGGTTCATAGCGAAAAACCTATAATAAAAAGTACGTAGATAAGAGCAAACAAGCAAATAGCCCCAAGTATATCTTCTAGCCAGTGTCTCATTGTTCTAGACCATAAAGCATATTGTGAACAAAGACGGGCTTTGATTTATCAAGCTTAAAATCACGGTCATAATACCCGTGAATTTTACGGCCCTTCATTACTACAATTTCAGAAATATCATCATATTTCACAATCGTGGACCACTTCAAACTATCTGCGTATCTAGCCTTTAAAGCTTTGATAGTTTTTAGTCTGGGCGATAATCCAACGCCTTTAGAGTTCTTATAATAAATTTCATAGCTATACATTTATTGGTCCTTTCTATTTAAAATTTTATTTAAACGCTCAATTTCTCTAGTTAACTTTGCTTGTTTACGTAGAAGGCAAACTAAACGCTTTTTTGCCGTTACAAATTGGGGCTGTTTTTCAAGCCCCTTGTAATAATTTGCTGACAAGCTAGCCATTAGGCTACTTCCAAAAATCTTTGGTCGCTCATCCACTTGTTTACTTCAAGTTCACGATTAAGCATTGTCAAAGCTTTGGTCTCAGACTGGTTAGCTGTATTTCTAAGCTCGAAGCCGTTTCTACTATCTGCGTAACTAGCGTAATTCGTAAACGCTGACATTAAAGAATATTTATTGTGGCCCCTTACTGAAGCTTCGGACATATACAATTCATACATCTTTTTTTGCTTCTGTTCTGATGGAATAATATCCTCAAGTAATTGCTGTACTGTCTTTTCTTTAAGATCAGTTTGAGCAAATACTTTTAGTCTTTCACTCTCAGCGTAAAAATCATTCTTTGCCCTACGTAGTTCGTTTATAAAAGCTTCTAGAGAAAATCCTGAGCTATTCTTTCTACGTATCTTAGAATACTCGCCAGAGATTTGACCGTTAGTACAGAATGTATCAATGGACCCGAAAAGCGTTGTATTAGATCCTTGTTTACCGTCTACACCGTGCAAAGCTATTATTCTTTGACGTAAGCTAGTCTTATGGCCTGAACTGGTGATAATATCTGCTTCAATACTTGGAAAGCAAACATCCATCAAAGCAAACCCACCATGACGGGCAGTTTGAAATCTGACCTCTGCGTCTGAAACATCGGCCCCGTCTAGATTCTCAGTAATTTGGCCCCAAACGCCTTCAAAGAAATCTTTATGCGGAGCGCAATTAAAGCCACTGGATACGTGGCCCATTGCTTCACCATTTAAAGGATTGATAACAAACTTATGGTCTCTCATTTTGGAAGGTTCAAACTCAGGTACAAAATTAAGTTCGTTAGGTAGTTCGATATTTCTATCTATTGCTGTAAAATCTAAAGCCATTTTTAGGCTCCTTTCTTTAGTTGATTGATTAATTCGTTGGTTACGTAAACAAGCTCAGGAAATCTAACCAAAGTGATAGACTTCCATATAAGAGCAATAGCCATTTGATCACTCTTGATCATTTTGGGTCTCGATCTTACGAGACTTCAAAACTCGAATAAAATGAGGAAGTGATAAATCTCCGATTTTTACCCAAGCGTTTTTGCTCTTAGAAAAATATTTAGCATCTAAAAGAGATACCAAGTCTTTCGGCATTCTCCTTTTGTGGGTCACATTTTCCATCTGAGCTAGTTGATTAATTGTTAGCATATTTTGGTCCTTTCTATTTACGTTAACAATGTAGACACAAACCAAGTGCCTGTCAGAAGAGTACACTAATTAGGTGGTTTAATCAAACAATTAATTAAACAGAAAAAAATCACATATTTTGTTTACGTAAATAATAAGCAATTAAAAATGTCATTTAGATTATTTTTTAAGCACACTAAAAAAATTCATTAATTAATTGGTTTATTATTTGATTTTGTACTAGCTATTGCAAAAAATGTATGTCTATAAAGTATGGTACGGTTCGCGTGGGGAAATTTTTCTCAGAACCAGTTTGGATGTTTTAATGCCTAAAAATAATCACCAATGCCTAGAAGAAGCATCAAACGCCATTATATGGGCATCAGAATTAGTAGAGCGCGATAATAAAGACTATAGCGTTGTTTACGTACCTAACTTTAATACAATGATAGTCATGCCTAGCGAACCCGACCCCACTACATTTGGTTGGAAAGTCTTAACTACGTTAACAACAACGAGAAGCTGTATGTGAAATATAATCTTCTTCGCGTAGGGAAATTTATGGTTGCTTCGGCAACCTTTTTTTTTGGCCTGTTAACTTTTTCTTGACATTTAATTAGCGGGCGTTTAAAACCAAATTATTAAGACAGTAAAGGACCAATTAATTATGGTTATTATTTTTAACAATTTATTTTTAAAAGAAAGAAATTTTATAATGACAACATACAATAAAATACTTGAAAGTAAGGTATGGTCTACTCCGATAGACAAGAATATTTACAAGTTATTCGACCTATGGAGAGATCACGATCAAGACGTTTACGTAACTAGGTTTGAAGTTCCTAACTTACACGACCAGTTAATGAGCTTTGACAACGGTAATCCACTAGAGTTTAACATTGGATTAATAGTTGGCTCATCAGGGTCAGGTAAATCTTCCATACTTAAACAGTTTGGTGAAGAAGAGAAACCTGTCTGGAAGGAAAACTATTCTATAGCATCCCACTTTAAAGATGAATCAGATGCAATCGACAGACTGTCAGCTACAGGCTTGAACTCAGTACCTACGTGGGCAAAGCCTAGAGATGTCGTATCCAATGGTGAGGGCTTCAGAGCCGACTTAGCACGTAAGTTAGGTGATGGGGCTGTAGTCGATGAGTTTACGTCAGTGGTTAATAGAAACGTAGCCAAGTCATGCTCTACATCCATAGCCAAGTATATACGTAAGAATGATATTAAGAATGTTGTACTAGCATCTTGCCATAATGACATTATCGAATGGCTTGAGCCTGATTGGGTATATAACACTGACACAAAACAACTTGTGTCTAGGAGGTCTCTTCGGCAAGGCCGTGTTCGATGGGTCAGACCCACAGTCGAGCTTTCAATTTATAGATGCTGTAGAGAAAAATGGGAGTTGTTTAAAAACCATCACTATTTAACAGCTAAACTACCTACGGCAGTAAGATGCTTTCTTGCTAAGTGGAACGGTGAAACCGTTGGCTTTGCTAGTAGTATGGCATTGCCCGGTCGCATACCGCCTTTATATGAGGGCGATACAAGAATGAAATTTAGGGAGTGTAGAACTGTCTGCCTACCTGACTTTCAAGGCTTAGGCATTGGTACAAGATTATCTGATGCTGTAGCCGACATCCATATCGAACAGGGTCTTCGATATTTCTCTAAGACTAGTCACATACGTATGGGGGAGTACAGACAGAACTCACCTTTGTGGCGAAAGACAGTCACTAACCTTAAAGACCGAAGTAAATCTACCCACGGTGACGGTAAAGGTTGGCATCACTGGACCTTGGAGAAAAAGAGGATTTGCTACAGCCATGAATATATTGGCCCAGTAGTAGGACCATATAATCGCTATCGTAAATCCTATGATCCTAAATATCAAAACCTCTACAAAAGAAAGGACCAAAAGAATGGTTAAACTAGATACGTTAACCGATATCTACAATCGTTGGGGCGATAAAGAAAAGCTCCAACCATTGGGAAGTGCAGACGAAGAACTGTTTGCTAACCCAAACCTAACCTCTTGCCAAAGAAACTGGCTAAAGAGGTTTGTCGAAGTATGGGAATATGCACAAGGTAAGGAATATGCTGAGTGGGCATCTCGTAATGCTTGATTACGTAGATAAGACCCATCGCAATTTACCACCTTGTGACACCCACAAGTGTAAAAACAAAGCGACCATCAAAGAAAATGATACATACTTTTTCTGCGCTGAGTGCGCTTTAAAACGAATAAAGGAAAACAAATATGATACAATCACGCACTACAATAGATCAATACGGCCCACGATTACCAGAGGGTCAAACTGAAGGTACAATAGGAGATTTAAAAACTGTACCAACGCACTACAAGATTACTCTTACTAACATAGATGAGGAGCAAGTAGATAAGATAGCTAGATTTATAAATGATCTTAATATGAAAGAGTTAAGTAATCAAAAGAAACAAGCGTTTTATCAGCGATTTCGTACAAAGGCAAAAGATGATGCCTAAAGCTCCCTACGTAAGACCTCGTATGAGGGGCAGTGTAAGGGTCTATGACATTAGACCTACCACTGAAGTAAAGAGGGCATTCCCTGAGCTAGAGAGAGAGACTTACACATCTAGTTCAGAAGCCAATGCCAGAGGTTATGAGATCAAACGTAAGTTTGAACTTTGGAAGTGCGGTAATCACGAAGATGTTTACGTAGATGATCGATCAGTTGAAGCACTGATTAATGATTACAAGAAATCTATGTCCTACGTAAACATTAAGAAGGAGACTACTAGACGTTCTTACAGTGATCACATAAGGCACGTACTTCCTGTTTACATAACTAACACACCGTTTTGCAAAATGAATGTGTCAAACGTAGACTACAACTATGCTCAATCTCTTTGGTTACACATAGAAGATTCGGTCTCAACACATAAAGCTAACCATACTTTTCGAGTACTAAAGCTAGTCTGGAATGAGGGTCTTCGCTCAGGGAAAGTAAAATTTAATCCTTTCTCTTTGGTCAAGATGCCAAAGCTACCAGATAGACAAGTTTTGTGGGAGATAGATCAACTCAAGGGTATGATTAAGTATTGCGATGATGAGGGTTATCCTTCGATGGGTACGATGCTTACAATGTGCTATGAGTTCTGCCAACGGCCTGTAGATGTACGGACTATGAAGTGGTCCAACATAGACGGTGTTACTGGCGTAAGTAACTTCATACAGCAAAAGACGGGTAAACATATGTCTATCAAGGTAACTAATGCAGTACAGAAGCGTATGTCTCTACATAAGAAGCGTAACATAGATGACTATATCTTTGCTTATGAAAATACGGGCAAACCCTATACGCAAGACAGATGCAACAAGTTGTTTCGCAAGCTCGCGGATGGGTATGGACTGCCAAAAGTTCCTCTCCACGGTCAGCGTAACCGAGATGGTAGCCAAAAGTATTCTTCTATATGGATGGCTGATCTACGTAGGACAGGAGCAACTCATGCCTCGCGCTCAGGTTGTACTGACAGGGAGTTAATGGCTCTTACAGGGCATAAAAACCCCAATATGTTAGTTGTTTACGCAGTTGCTGGTGAGATCGAATCTACCAACGCAAACATGAAAAGAGGTTTGCTTTGATTTTTTGTGATAGAAAGTGGCAGAAATGGCAGACTGCCACAACGTAATCTGCTATGCCATTTTTAATAAAAATATGCGTTAAGTTATTGATTTTAAAGAGTTTGGCTCCGGCGGTAGGGATCGAACCTACGACCAATTGATTAGTCTGACTCTTTTAAAATCAATGACTTACGCAACTAATCGCAGAATACCTGTTAACACAAATTGTTTTTAAAAGCACTTAAATAATTGTTGACTTATGACATTTACTTATTAGACTTACGTCTGTTCCGACAGGGGCAGATATAGCCAACGACTATGAGACCATGACCTATTTAGAACAACTAGAAATTGTAGAAGCAATACCTATTAAAGAGGGAGACACTATAGTTATTCAGTGTCCTTTCTGTGGTGGACTAAAGAAATTGGCTGTTTCTAAACTGGATGGTCAACTAAAATGGTATTGTTATAGAGCTTCCTGTAATGCCAAAGGTATCTACTCAGGTAAACGTAACTTAAAAGCTGTTAAGAATTATCTCGCGGATACAGTTCAAAAGAAAACTAGAGATCCAAAGCCAATTCCTGAGATAACTACTTCCGTAGATAACCACCAAGAAGCATTAGACTATCTTGTTAACGTAAATAGTTTAGAAGCATATGAGAAGGGGTACATCAAAGTAAGATATGCTCCAAGTGAAGACAGGGTACTTTTCTACGCAGATAATGGTGCTGTTGGACGATCACTTAAATCATACGGACCCAAGTGGATTACTTACGGTACTATTGATACAGGAGTTCAAATAGGTAAAGGGGAGACTTGTGTATATGTTGAGGATATACCATCTGCTTGTAGTGTCAGTCGATTAAATAATTACGTAGGTGTTGCCTTGCTTGGTACGAATATTACACAAAAGATACATAAAGCTACTAAAGTTTATAAAATGAGAATTTTATGTCTTGACAAGGATGCAAGTACTAAAGCAATAAACCAATTAAGAAATGTTGATAGATCAATTAAGCTTAGACTTTTAGCTAAGGACTTAAAAGAGCTATCTAAGGACCAATTAATAAAGGTATTGAATGTTTACTAATTTTCGTAATTGTGAAGGATTAGTGTGGGGCGAAGGATATATTAATCCACCCAAAGGACCACCCATTAACGAGTTTTGGCATAGGGTCAAACATCGAAAGTGTAAGACGATAGGTTTACACAGACTGGTCGAAGTGAGCTGAGAGCAATATCTTTATAGGTAAAACCCGAAAACATATATTTTAAACAACAGTCGAAGCTAACCAGTACCGACTCTAAACTCAAAGGAATGGTTATGAAAGCTAGAGGAATAGCAATCATTGATCTTGAAATAGACGGTGGATTTAGAGAAGCCGCTAAAGAAGAAGAAGCACTAGAAAATCTTATCAAAGAGTACGTAAAAAATAATCCTAGAGTAGTTCACTATCAATGTGAGTTACGTGAAAGACGGGGAGAACCTGGCGCAGTTGATCTAAGCAAAATGAAGTTTAGAGCTAACTAAATAACGTAAATAACTAAAGAAAGAGCCTCACTTTTAGTGGGGCTTTTTTTTTGCTTGATTTTTATTATTAGTTGGTGTTTTATAGCAACTTATTAAATGTTAATAATTTGAAAGAAATAAATGGACCAATCATTGTTGAAGAGTTGTCTTCGTAACTCTTTTTATAAAGAGAATAAGGCAAAATTAAGAAAATCACTATTTGAAGATAGTAGAAAAGAAGTGTTTGAAACTATTGTTTCGATGCACGAAAAATTTGAAAAAGATATTACTCCATTAGAATTGTTTGCTTATTGGAAGGCAAAAAATCCTACATCTACTGGATCTTGGTCTGTAGAAATACAGGATGTAATGAACTCAGTCGCTGAGTCTGAGGATATTGATGATGCTGTAGCTGAAGAAGTTATAGAAAATCTTTGGAGACAACATATTGGGTTAGATATTGCTAACCTTGGCATAAAAATGTCTGAGGGCGATACCTCAGCAATGGATACACTCAATAATTTACTTACTCGCGTATCTAATGGCTATTTACCAGACGATTTTGGTGAACCAGTAACTGACGATATTTACGAACTGTTAGCTACTGTATCAAATGATAACAGATTTAAGTTTAACTTGGATACGTTATCAAAGGAAGTGTACGGCATTGGTAGAGGTGAGTTTGGAGTTATAGCCGCTTATAGTAACGTAGGTAAAACGGCCTTTGCTATAAGTCTTTGTGCTGGTCCATCAGGATTTTGCCAACAAGGTGCTAAAGTTTGTTACATAGCTAATGAAGAAATAGGTAAAAGAACAAAGCTTCGCGCAATACAAGCTCATACTGGTATGACAGTAGAGGAGATCGAATTTGATCCTCAGAGTGCTTCCGCAAGATACTTAGGTATTAAAGACCGATTAATATTTGTCGATGCTCAAGGTTGGGATATCCAAACTTTAGAAGCTTACTTAGATAAACAACAGCCAGATTTAGTTATTGTTGATATGGCTGATAAAGTTGCTCTCGTAGATAAATTCAATTCAGGCCATGAGCGTTTACGTGAATTGTACTATCGACTGAGAGAAGCGGCTAAGAAGTTTAATTGTGCAATCTTAGGTCTTTCGCAAGCAAGTGCAGAAGCTGAGGGTAAGACCAGAATTACAATGTCAATGATGGAAGGGTCGAAGCTAGGTAAAGCGGCTGAGAGTGATATTATGTTGGGCATTGGTCGTATGAATGACGCTGAGATGCCTGACGATCCTACTCGTTGGATAACCGTAATGAAGAATAAGATCTCAGGATGGCACGGTACTATTATTTGTTCACTTAATCAAAAGACCTCAAGGTACGAGGTTTAAAATGAAGTGGTTAGTATTGGATTTAGAAACGACAGTAGAGCGTATCGATGGTCGTATAGATAATAGCCCTAAGAACCCAAATAATAAATGTGTTTCCGCACATTATGGTTGGCTATCTACGGAAACAGTAGACAAAGTTCATTTTGATATATTTTTTCATAAAGAGTGTAGAGTTCCTGATGGAATATCTAGGCTTAAAAGCCATTTGGCTGAAGCAGATGGTTTGATTTGTCATAATGTTAAGTTTGATGCTGAGTGGTTGATGGAAATGGGCTTCGCGCTCCCACCAGTTGTCTACGATACTATGATTTGTGAGTATCTTTTAGCAAAAGGTCAACGTAGATTGTTGAGCTTAAAGGAAAGTGCAATCAGACGTAAAACTAAAAGCATTAAAAAATCAGACCTTGTTGATGAGATGTTTAAAGAAGGCACTGACTTTAGTGAAATGCCTCTCAACGTAGTTATTGAATATGCAGAAGCTGACGTAAAAGCCTGTGGAGAATTGTTTCTCGCGCAACAGGATATTCTAGAGCGTGAGCATAATATTAGTCTTAAAAAAGTAATCCCTTTTATGAATGAAATGCTTTTGTTTCTATGTGAGATAGAAATGAACGGCGTTAAGATTGATATGGATGCTTTAGAGATTGTTGAGAAAGAGTTTGAAGCTGAAAAGATTGAGCTTGAAAGACGTTTAACAGAGTTAGTTGAACAAGTAATGGGTGATACGCCTATTAACTTAAATAGTGGCGCAGATATGACTAAGGTAGTTTATTCGCGTGAGGTTATTGACAGAGATGTTCACCAAAAGACATTCAACATAGGCACTAATGAAGCAGGTAAATCTCTTAGACCGCCATATATGAAATCAAATCAATTTGTAGACGCTGTAAGGGCTACGACTAAAGTAGTTCACAAGACAGTTGCTTCTCGTTGTCAATGCTGTGATGGCCTTGGGTCTATTCAGAAGTTTAAACAAATTACTAAAATTAAAAATGGTAAAAAGTATAGGGTTCAAGGTGGTCCTTATAAAAATAGAACCAAGTGCAAAACCTGTAATGGAAAGGGTGCTATTTACGTATCTAATGGTGTTGTAGCTGGATTAAGATTGTCTCCAAGCTCTCCTTACGATGCTAGTATCAATGGTTTTAAAACAGACAAGGAAACCATTAAGCTTTTAATTCAACAAGCAGAGCGTAAAAACAACGAAGTAGCTAAAGAGTTCTTGACTAAGTTATCTCGCTTGAGCGCAATATCTGTTTACCTAGATAGTTTTGTTGCTGGTATAAAGAGGGGTACTAGAGCAAGCGGATTTCTTCACGCAAGCTTTCATCAGTGTAAAGCTTCTACTGGCAGACTTTCTTCTGGCGGTGGTATGTCCTTAAACTTACAGAACCAACCAAAAAGAGGATTTCCTGTACGTAAGTGCTTTGTTAGCCGTTTTGAAAATGGTCTACTTTTAGAGTCGGATTACAGTGGATTAGAATTTAGAACGGCTTGTGAGTTATCTAGAGATAGTCAAGGTCTTGCAGATATTATTGAAGGCAAAGACATACACAGACAAACTGCAAGCATCTGTCTACGTAAACCACAGTCTGAAGTTAGTAAATCTGAGAGACAAAACCATAAATGGGCAAGCTTTCAACCTCTCTTTGGTGGTACTGGAGCTGGTCAGCCTTCACATATAAAAGCGTATTTTGATAGGTTTTATGAGATATACGAAGGTATATACGGTTGGCATCAGTCTTTAATGAATGGAACACTCAAGAATGGAACTGTAGAAACACCTAGTGGAAGACAATATTACTGGCCTAATGTTGTCAGAACTAGGAATAATCGCGTAAGTTTTGCTACTCAAATACTAAATTATCCAGTACAAGGCTTTAGTGCAGATTTAGTTCAATTAGCTTGCATTAGGGCTTATCGTTTATTTAAACAAAAAAATATGCAATCAAAACTTATACTTACAGTACACGATAGTATTGTTGTTGATACTCATCCAGATGAAGTTGAGGAAGTAAAGGCAATACTTACGCAAGCAATGACAAAAGTAGGAGATGAAGCAAAAGAACGCTTTGGATACTCTCTTGTTGTACCTCTAGAAATTGAAATTAGTAGAGGAAAAAACTGGTTAGAGCAACAAGAATATGGTTGAATAGAACACCTAACTAGTGTATAATGAAAACTCATTTTAAAAAAAGGAAAGTTATGACTGAACTAGCAATTAAAGAAACTGGCTTATCATTAGAAGAGATAAGCGCACAATTAGGTGCGTCCTCTGGCACGAAGGGGCCAAGCATCCCCTCGTTAAAAATTAATTCAAATGGCGAAGACGCTAACGGTAATCAAATTCCATTAGGTGCGTTCTTTTTAAATACGGCTGAAGATCGTGTTTATGCAAAGGAAGGCGTAAAGCTAAGGGCTTTTAGTAATCATATCCAGTATCAGCATTGGGGGGATAATGGACTGATAAACAAATCTCTTTTGATTAAAAATCAGAGAGAAGAAGCACGGGATCAATTAGGTGGTTTTATGTGCGGTATGCCTACTTATGAACAATCCAAAAATATGACACCTGAGGAACGTAAGCAATATGAAGGTAGAGACAGGTATCGTATTATTCGTGGATTAGTAAGTTACGTAGGTAAAACGGCTCAAGGAAAAGAAATAACTTTAGAGAATGAACCTTGTGTACTTTCTTTAAAGCGAAGGAACTACGGACCATTTTGGCATGATGTTGTTAAGAGAATGCCGAATGGGATGAACCTTTGGGATTTTGAAAATGTTCTCAAGGCTGAAAAGATGAAGACTGACAAAGGCGCAGTATACTACGTAATGCGTTTTAGTCCTCAATTTGGGAATCCGATTCCAATGGACCAACTTACCTATGATAGTTTAGCTCACGTAAGTGGTTTGGTTACTTCAGAAAATAAACGAATTGATGAAGCCTTTAAATTAGCATCTACACAGACAGAAGAGGAGCAAGAAGCTGCTAGAATTTTAGATGCGGTGGAAACTCTTGATGAAGATGTTGGATAAATGGGCATTATTAAAAATATGCCTGTTGAAGAATACCATAAACAAAGTGGTATTTCCTCATCTGCGGTAAAAAAAGTTTACAAGAAGTCTATAGCTCACTGGAAAGGTGAGAAAAGAGTTCAAACTTCTGCGTTTTCTCTAGGGTCGGGTGTTCACGCACTTCTCCTAGAGGAACACCGCAATTTAGTTGTTAAAGGTCCAAAGACCCGAAACTCAAAAGCATTTAAGGAGATGGAAGAGTCACTTAAACCTGATCAAGTTTTATTGACTGAGGTTGAGTATCACGTAGCCCATCGTATGGCGAAAGAAACTTTAAAAAATAAAGCTTGTAAGAAAGTTTTACGTCATAAAAATAGACAAAACGAAGTTAGCATTTTTGCAGAGTGTCCTAGAACTGGATTGATATTAAAAACTCGTCCAGATTTATATATTTTGTCTGAAAACGCTGTCTTTGATGTTAAAACTACTCAAGATGCAAGCCCATCAGGATTTGCTAAAGAGTGTTGGAAATATTCGTATGATTTACAATCTGCGTTTTATATTTACGTATGTAATTTAGCCGAAATTGATGTAGATAGATTTACGTTTATCGCTGTCGAAAAATCGGCTCCCTATATTAGCCATCTGCATTTAGTTAGCCCTGAGTTACTAGAGAACGCTACAGAGCGTATGCACAGGGTATTAGCTACTATAGCCGTGGCAAACGAGAAGGAAGATTTTAGCACTGGCTGGGGTGATTATAGTGTCTTGGAATTACCTAAGTGGCTATGAAATCATCTAGTGCTAAAGCGAAGGGCAGAAAACATCAACAATGGGTTAGAGACCATATTCTCGCTCTCTATCCTAAAAAACTACTCCCTGATGATGTTAGAAGCACTTCGATGGGTGCTGGTGGTGAGGATATTCAGCTTAGTCCTACCGCCAGACACCTATTTAATTATTCAATTGAATGTAAATCACACAAGAATTTTTCTATCTATAAAATAATTAATCAGGCTACGGAAAATTGCCCTGAAGGGTCTGAGCCATTGGCAATAATTAAAGCGGATCGACAGAAGCCTTTAGCGGTTGTAGATGCGGAACATTTTTTCAAATTAGTTAGTAAAGGCACATTATGAAATCACGTAAAAACATTATAAATTTTCGCATCTCTATAGATCAAGATACAGATCATTATGATATTGATGTTAATCATAATTTAAGCACCACAATGACAGAAGAACAATTTACGTTCTACGCTGATGTTATTGCTGGCTTAAATGCAAAATTAAGAACTGAACTTAATTCATTTGCACATATGGGATCTCTATTACGAGAAGTTACCATTTTAAGAGACATTATAGAGAGCAACGATACTGAAATACAATTTGAACCTGACAAAGAATTTGAAGAAGCCGTTAGGAACAATGATACTGCTAAAATTTTAGAATTTAAAACAAAGAAATTTCATTAAAAAAGGAATAAAAATGGAAAATGATACTTTTAAAGGCGATTACGAAACGGATTTAGTTAATAAACCACCACACTATAATAAATCTTCAATAGAGTGCATCGATGCAATGTCTGCAATGGCAGAAAGTGCTAATGAAGTACTCACCGCCCACCAAGCCTATTGTTGGCAAAACTCCTTTAAATACCTTTGGAGATTTCCTTATAAAAATGGTGCGGAAGACTTAAAAAAAGCTCAGTGGTATTTAAACCGCCTTCTTAAAGATTTTGAGAGGAGCTAGGGATGATTACCAAAGAAGATATTGATGCGGTGGCATCTTTAGCAGAGCCATTAAATCAAGTTGGTTTACATGATATGGAGCCAGATTGGTTAGATCACATAGATAAAAGCTCTCCTCTTCAGATGGTAACTCAATTTGCTAAAGCTATGGGTCAACCTATAAATCAAAGATGGTTGGGCAGTTTTAAACTAGAAGAATTACGTTTTAATTTTATAAGAGAAGAATTTGAAGAATTTGAGGAAGAATGTTTGAAAGGTGATGCACCTGAAAACGCCCTCAAAGAATTAGCTGACATTGCCTACGTAGTTTATGGCTATGCAGCTACTTATGGTTGGGATTTGGACGAAGCCGTGCGTAGGGTTCACAAATCAAACATGAGCAAACTAGGCATTGACGGTAAGCCTATCAAAGACCCTAACGGTAAAGTTTTAAAGGGTCCAAACTATAAAAAACCAACATTACAGGACTTAGTGGAGACCAAAAATGAATAAAAATTTACTTCCAACAGACTATCAAACTTTTATCGCAACTAGCCGTTATGCTCGTTGGCTACCTGAAGAAAAACGTAGAGAAACTTGGACTGAAACCGTAGATAGATACATAGATAATGTAGTTAGACCTAGAATTAAGTCAAATGATCCTATTACGCTAGAGTTGATTGAAGAAATTACGGAAGCAATACTTAATTTAAGTGTTATGCCAAGTATGAGATCATTAATGACCGCAGGACCAGCGGCTGATCGTGATAATACTTGTATGTATAATTGTAGTTATTTGGCTGTAGATGATCCAAAGTCTTTTGATGAAGCTATGTTTATTCTTTTATGTGGTACAGGCGTTGGTTTTAGTGTTGAAAGAAAATTTATTGATAATCTGCCCGAAGTACCAAAGCTATTTGATAGTGATACTATCGTGGTTGTTAAAGACTCTAAAGAAGGTTGGGCTAAAGCTTTTAGACAAATCCTAGCATTATTATGGGCGGGAGAAATACCTAAATGGAATGTTGATAAAGTAAGACCCGCAGGATCTAGATTAAAGACTTTTGGGGGTAGGGCATCTGGACCTGCTCCTTTAGTCGATTTATTTAATTTTTCCGTTAAAACATTTAAAGAAGCACAAGGACGTAAACTGTCTACGTTAGAATGCCATGATCTTATGTGCAAAGTTGGCGAAATAGTAGTTGTAGGTGGTGTACGCCGATCTGCTATGATTTCTTTAAGTAATCTACAAGACGATAGAATGCGTTATGCTAAGTCTGGTGAGTGGTGGGATGATGAAGCCGCTGGAATAAAAAGATATGGCTACAGACGATTAGCAAATAACTCAGTTGCGTATACAGAAAAGCCTGACTCTATGTCTTTTATGCGTGAGTGGATGTCTTTAATTGAAAGTAATTCTGGTGAGCGAGGTATTTTCAACAGAGAAGCTTGTAAAAAACAAGTTGCAAAAAATGATAGAAGAGATCCAGAGTATGATTTTGGAACTAATCCTTGTTCTGAAATAATTCTTAGAAGTATGCAATTTTGTAATTTAACCGAAGTAGTGGTTAGAGCTACAGATACTGTAGAAACATTAAAAAGAAAGGTTGAATTAGCTACTATCTTAGGAACAATTCAATCTACGTATACAAAATTTCCGTATTTACGCAAAAATTGGCACAAAAATACAGAAGAAGAAAGGCTTCTTGGTGTTAGTCTTACAGGGATAATGGATAATCCTTTATTGACACATAAAAATGAAGGATTAGCAAACACTTTAGAGCATTTAAAAGAAGAAGCTGTACAAACAAATATATTGTGGGCGCAAAAGCTAGGTGTTCCTTACAGTGCTGCTATTACTTGTGTTAAACCATCTGGAACAGTTTCTCAATTAGTCGATAGTTCTAGTGGTATTCACGCAAGGCATTCACCTTATTATATTCGTACTGTTCGAGGAGATAACAAAGATCCACTTACACAATTTTTAATTGATCAAGGTGTTCCGTCAGAGCCAGATAATCAAAAGCCAAAGGAAACAACAGTTTTTAGCTTTCCAACAATGTCTCCTGTAGGTGCAATTTGTACTAAAGATTTAACTGCAATCGATCAACTTAATATGTGGCTTATGTATCAAAGACATTGGTGCGAACACAAACCTTCTGTGACTATTAACGTAAAGAAAGATGAATGGTTTGAGGTAGGTGCATTTGTTTATGCTCATTTTGATGAAATGTCTGGCGTATCTTTTTTACCATTTAATGAACACATTTATCCTCAAGCTCCCTATCAAGAATGTGATGAAGAAGAATATAAAAAGGTATTATCATCTATGCCAAAAAACATAGATTGGACTAAATTATCTACCTACGAGACTGAAGATACTACCTCTGGATCACAGACAATGGCTTGCGTAGGTAATACCTGTGAAATAGTCGATATTGCTTCTTAAATAATTGAATTTTATATAAAAAAAGCCTAGAGATCACTTGACCTTTAGGCACAAAATGTAGTAGAGTTACCGAAGAATTAGGTTGATTGGTCCACCTAATTCGTTGGTGGAGAGACCCTCGCTTTTATACCTTTAAGTGGGGGTTTCTTTTATTGTAAATTCAACTGTCTCATTTGTTCATCTACGGTAACAGTCGGGCTTGGTTCTGCTATAAATCCTTCACTGAATGCAGAAGAACTTGAGAGAGGGGCTACTGAGCCAGCATCTATAATAGCTTGTCCTGTTTTCTTGGCTGTACCTACGGTAACATCCTTAGCAACCTTTTTAGCTATTTGTCCTTTACTAAGACCTTTAAATTGAGATCCATAATTAATAAGAAATTCCTTGACGCTTTCTATAGCTCCCTTACGTATCTGTGGATTTTTATTAAGAGTAGCTAATAAAGTTCTTGGCTGAAGCATTAGTACTCTAAGAGCTTCTGATTTTTTGGCGGTAGGTAATCCATCAACTAACTTTTTAAAAGCGGCGGAACCAATAGCTGCTGCTTGTAATTGTGATCCTTCTCCAACACCAAATTGTGCGCCGAAGTTAGCACCAAATATTCTAGCTGCGTTGGTAACTAAATCACCTTGACCTGTAACAGCGTTTGATATCTGTTTGTCGTTCATAGTACTTTTTTGAACACGTAATCCTTCGGAAATTACTGCGCCAAGTGCTTGTGTCTCTTCACTTGAAATTACACCTTGCTCTTGCATAATATCTAAAATGCTTTTGTCTCCCTTACGCCCACTAAGAGGTCTTGTTAATTCATTTGTTAACGTAAAGAAGTCAGGATCATCGCCAACTTTTGCAGACTCAAATAATTTGTCTATCGTAGCCATTCGTAGGTCGGCTAGAGCATTTGCATCTCCTAATGCTTCTGAAGCAAGCTTTGTGTAATCATCTACAGGATTTTTACCAGTAAGTACCTTACCAATTTCTTTTGGTAATTGTCCTGAAGTAGCAATTTCATTAAATTGATCGAATATTTTATCGGCTGTTCTTTGTGCATCTAAAAGACCTACTAATTCAGCCCTAAAATTTGGGAATGCTTTTAGTACTTCTGCATTCTCAGTAGCAGACATAAATTGTTCTAACTTTTGTGGGTCAATCGTACCATCAGTACCCCTTAATTTAGTAACTGATCCTCGTAGGAAATCTTCTTGGGCTTTTGTCATAGTTGGCCCAAGGTCTTGACGTATACCCTCATCACGAATTGCTACAGAAGTAGTTTCTCCACCTTCATTTAATGTAAAATCATCTGTAACCTCAGATTCTGGTGCATCTGGTCTTGGTCTGTTAGCTCCGTAGATAGTATACTCTGGAACAGGGTCGGTAGGATCTAATAAAGTATCATCTCCAATACCTGTTACTTTAATTTCTGGAATAATATCGTCATCTGTTGGCATTATTTTTGATGGATCAACTTTTGTAGGATCATCTACATTATCTGCTTGCGTAGATGGTACTCTTGCACCGTCATCTGCTAAAGTTCTTGCATCAAGTTCTGCCTTTGCAGTGGCATTTTTTAAATCATCTAAATTTTTTATTTCTTGTAAAGTTTCACCTGCTTGGTCTGCAAATTCTGCACCTTCTCGCATTTCTGCCATATTTAATGCTCTAGATGTTTCAGAACCAGCCATTGCTTTATCTAAAGTTTCTTCTGCACGTATAGTGGTTCCACCAGTTTCACCTTTAGCAAGAACATCTTGATTGAAGTAACGGGTAAATCTAGCATTTAACTCTGCACTAAATCTACGAGCAGCTTTTATGTCCATACCACCCATATTATCGGGTATAGTATTTAACTCATCGATTGTAGCATTAGCTAATTCATCAAAAATACCTGCCTTAAAGTAATCTGGACTAGCACCTGAGCCTAAAGTTCTAGACTCTGCTAACATACGGGATCTAAATTTACGTATTTCATCTACGCTAATAGTTTGATTAGGATCACGGGCTTTTGCGTAAATGTTTCTTATAACAGCATCTAATTGACCACCGCCTGCTAAAGTTTCGCCTTCTAATATTCTACTATTTATTAAGCTATCTATTTTAGACGCAAGTTGATCACCTTGGACTGTAAGTGAAGGATCAATCCTACTCCATAAATATGTTTCCATATTTCGGATATTGTTTTTAGCTTCAAACAAAGTCTGTTGAGCTATTTCTGAAGCCTTCATTGGACTTACATCTGGACCAAGTTCATTCACTCTAGCCGTTGCTTGGGCCTGTGCAGAATTAATACGTGTATCTAATAAATTCTGAAAATATCTTGCTCTTAAAGTATTAGCTGCGGAAGTATTACCTGCTCTGGCTAAATTCTCAGAAGCATTTAGTATTTGATTAAGAGCAATATTAAGTTCTTTTCCTACATCTCCACGAAAATCTGCGTAAGCAGAAGTCATTTCATTTTGAATACCCATAAGAACTGGATTTTCTGTAAGATTGCCAGAAGGTAAATTAATACCTAATTCAGCCATTTGCCCATCTGTAGCATTTAAAGCATTTTCTAAATCGCTAATAATCCTTTCAGCTTTGTGAGCATCAGCTTCTTCTATTAGTCGAGTATAAAGAGCATCATCACCAGCTTCCTGTGCAACTTTAGCCCTGTCTAACAGTAAATCTCTTTGGGTTTTAGCTGCTATAAGAATATCATTCACAGCCCCCTTTTGAGCCGCTTGTTTACTTATTGCCGACATAGCTGTTTCTAGTGATTTACTTAATGCACTACTTACGCCAGTAGCTGTATCTCCAGCTTTAGATTTTGCAGATACTGTACCACCACCAAGAATAGAACCAACAAACTCTGCACCCATCATGGCCCAAGGATTATCGCCTAAGCCAATTGTTTCTATAAAACCAACTGCGCCAGCAGCTGTACCAGTAGCGGCTGTTTCTATCTTTTTAAATTTACTAGGATCTTTAGCAACTTCCTTAATAAGAGGATTGCTTAATCCAATTCCCATTTTAGCAGATTTTAATAAAGCATAACCCGGTATAGCATTTTCTGTTAGTACTCTGGCAATACTAAAATATGGTTTAAATTCATCTGGAATATTTTCTCTATCTAGATAAAGTTTTTCTCCTTCGTCAACAACACCTGTTTTTTCTGCAATAAGATTTGCTTTTTCTTTAAGATATTGACTACCCAATACTGGCTTAGGACTTGAAGCTATAAAATCTTTTGGATCAGTGCTTACATCACCGCCAAGTTTGTTAATACCATAACGTACTCCACCTTCTATTCCTTGTGATGCCATATTCACTAAGTCAACAGGCAATCCAAGAAGGTTCATACCAGCACTACCAATGCCTTTTGTAATTGCATCACCAGTACTATCTACGTTGGTATCTACGACTTGGCCTGATGTAATAAAATCTAACAAGGCAGTAGGACTAGTACCTTTTTGTATTTCTGGTGCTAGGTCAAAAGGTTGACCATCCATTTTCCAATTAGTACCGCCTTGTTGAACAATATCATTAAGAATGTTCTGGTCGGATTCACCAGAGCTTCTACGTTGTTTAATATTTTGTAGGTCCAACTCCCCAGAGGTTTGTTGTTCCTCAAACGGGTCTACTACTTCTGCATCTTGCTCAAGGTCTAGACGATCTTGTTCATCTTCAGCAAATGGATCTACAATATCAGTCATTAATTTTGCCCACTGTATTTATTATTGTAAAATTCAGTTAATTCAGCGTCAGTTTTACCTTGGTTAGCTGGTATTGCTTTAGCTGCTTGTATAAATTCTTGAAGAGTAGGTACGTTAGTATTTTGAGTATTATTATTTGGTTTAAATATACTTCCTGTAACTTGATCCGATTTTGCACCTTCGTCAAAGCTTTGTAATACAGCTTTGTAAATGTTAGAAAGTGGTCGTAAAGCATTTAGTGCTACGTTAGCCTTACTTTGGGCTGTTGTATTTACACTACGGTCTTTTGCCGTTGCTTCCTGATTTATTATAGCTTGATCAACAAGGTTTTTGATGTCTTCTAAATTTCTACGGGCCTCTGGTTTACTTCCAAAAAATCTGCCAGTTTCTGGAATAAGTGCGCCAATCTGAGCTTTTAGTGCTACGCTATCTCTAAGACCCGGAAAAGCTGTTACTATTTGTAAGGTAGTAACTGTTTTAAGAGCATTTAAACTACTTCTTGCCTCTGCACTGTCTTTCATTGCAGTGCCACCAAAAACACCAGTAACTGTATTTAATACTTTACCAGCCCAACCTTCAGGACCAAACGCTGCTGAAATATCTTTTAAGTCATTAATGTCGCCTTCAAAACCAATATTTCTTAACGCTTGTATTGCTTGGTCTTGTGCGGATTGTATAGATTGAGATTCTTCTTCAGTAAGTGTTTCATTTACTATTCTTTGAGAAGCATCAGCATCACTTTCTTGATTGCCAATATTTATTGGAGTGCCTGAAGCTATATCAACAATCATTGGTCTTCCAAAACCATCAGATGTTATTTTTCTAACACCATTTTTAATTTCTGCTGCTGTCTTTCTGTCTACGTTAAGATCAGCCATAATCTGGGCAATGTCATCCAACTTGATTGGACTCCAACCTTCTTGCTCCAACTGGGCTTGTTGATCGGCACTTAATACCCGTATTTCTTGCCCATCTTTATAATATGTACGGGCTGTATATTTTTCTGTAGGTGCTGGCTTTATAGCAGAAAATCCATCTGCAATAGCTACATCCATTTGATCTTGTGAAAATACTTCTATTTCACGACCATCTTCTGCATATAAAGTTCGTTTAGCAAATTTTTCTGTAGTAGCTGGTTTAATAGCAGACCAACCGTCTTGCTTGTACTGGTCTAATTCTTCAATTGAGAATACTTTTACTTCTGCACCGTCTTTATACAGTATTCTGCTATCAAACTTGTCTGTCGGAGCAGCTTTTATAGCAGAAAATCCATTAGCTATAGCTGTATCCATTTCTGCTTGAGAAGTAACAACTTGTTGTGCGCCATCTTTGTAAAGAGTTCTTTGAACAAATGGCGTTACCTTAGCTGGCTTAACTGGAGACCAACCGTCTGATACCAACAGAAATTCTTCATCCTCAGAGAATACCTGTATTTCTGCACCGTCTTTGTACAATGTTCTTTGAACATATTCTTTAGTTGGAGCAGCTTTTATAGCGGAAAAACCATTAGCAATGGCTGTATCCATTTCTTCTTGGGTAGTTACGACTTGCTCTGCACCGTCTTTGTACAATGTTCTTTGAACAAACGGCACTACCTTAGCTGGTTTTTCTTCACTCCAACCGTCTGCTTTATAAGTAGATAAATCATTTTCGCTAAAGACTTTGACTTCTGCACCATCTTTGTAGAGTGTTCTTTCTTTAAAGTCTTTTTCTACAGCTGGTTCTATTGCAGACCAACCAATATTAGTTGCGTCATCTAATTCTTTTTGAGAAAATACTTCTAGTTTTTGTCCATCTTTATATAATGTTCTTTGTTTAAATGGCTCTGTTTCCTTGGGCTTAACTTCGCTCCAACCTTCGGATTTGTATTGTGTTAAATCAGCATTACTGTAGACCTGAACACTAGCACCGTCTTTATAAAGAGTTCTTGTTTTAAAATCTGTATCACCTGCGCCTTTAATTAAAGAAAATCCTTGTGATATATAATTATTTTCTTCAGCTTGAGTACGGGCAGTAACTTCACTACCATCGGCCTTATATAACTTTGTAGGATTATATTTATCAGGATCAGTAAGCGAAGCCTTTCTTCTTATAAGTAAAGCCTTTCTTTCTGCGGTTATATTGGGATTACTTAATTCAAAATTTACTTCATCAAGTGCCATAGAAAGAGGATCTTTTTGTGATTTACCAAATAAAATTTCACCCATTTGTTGATCAGTACTACCGGGTGTGTACGTAGATGTAGCATCCATTATAGTATTTAAATCATTGTATCCTGTAATACCGCCATCAACGATAACACTAAGCACTTTTTGTTTATTTGCTTCAGTTTTATCTATTCCTTTAGTGGTAAGATAAAGATTAGCTAATCTGTCCTGTTTTTTCTGTTTTTTATCTTCAGCATCTTGCTTTGATTTTATAGCTCTTGCATTGGCCCTTGCTTCTCGTCTTTTTTCAATTTCTTCTTGTCGTTTAAATTCATCAGCTTTCTTTATTCCGTAAGTAAGCTCATCAAAAAAACCCGCAAGCGGATCTACTTTTTTTCTATAAGCACCAGCGTCTAGATTAGCTCGTACTCTGTCAGCCTCACTACGAAAGCTCATTTTCAAGCTCCTCTTCTTCTGTATTTCCAAGCATTGCGGATTGTTCTTCTTCAGAAGCTACTCCACCATCTTCTGGCATAGCCATCAGACCGCCTACAGGGGCTTCTGAGGGGGCTTCTTTCATTTGCATAGGCTCTACCTCATCTTCTTGCTCTACGATGCCCAGAGAAGCTTTTAAGAGGGTAGGGGTAATAACTACTCTATCTTTATCCTCTATTCCCATCTCATACTTAATGCCTACGTCTTTAGCTATTATCTCAATGTAACGGGCAAGAGGGCCAGCTATTAGAATTGCTAGGTCTATGCCTACCTTTCCTTTACTAATGGCTTGCATAAGTATTGTAGAAACTACGGTAGTAATGTGAGCATCGATGCCTAGCATTGCGAACACTAGTTCTTTTTGTTCTGGCTCATCAATTTTGTCTATTAAGTAAGAAACAGCTTCATCGTAATCGACTATATCAGGTGGCCTATGCCAAGCGTAGTTACGAGTATCTGAAGTGTAATTGCTACCTGGAATTGGAGTACTAAGTCTCATCTTTTAACTCCTCTTCTTTAGCTTTTTTACTGTCAGTAGGTTCTTCCAAAAGATCTTCTTCCATTTGGTCAAAAAAGTCGGGTGTATATAGTAATCCGTTCTCTTTTAGCTCAGATGTTTTCATAGCCATCTTACCTGCTAAAAAGCTTTTAATTGATCGTTTAACCGCAACATTAAAGTCCATTTTGTATCATCCCATAATTTACTCTGAGGTAACCATCTTCACCCGTGACTACAGCTTCTGGATGAGATTTTTGAATTACTTGCGCTAGTACTCCAAAGCTAGGATACTTATCTGCGCCTATCTTTTTGCCTTTTTCATTCCAATCCCAAGTGTAGAAGTCTATGCCTTTAAGGGTATCGTAGTACTCAATATTTTCTTTTAGGCGTATGTCAGAAAAAGGTAATATTTTTGCCAACCAAGCAGAACCACTAGTAGACCCCAAGAAAGCACCACCCAACTGAAGTAGACCACTTAAAAATCCACCACCAGAAGACTGACCGCTTTGAGCTTGCATCTGATTAACTAGAAGTCTTAGTTCTCTTTCTTGTTCGTTGTCTGTGGTTTTCCAAATGTAATCTAATAAGTTATCGGCGTAATCCCATAACTGGTTTTGTTGTTCTTGAGTAAGGTCTAAAGCAGCTTTTACGTCAGCCGTGTGAGCATCAACTTCGGCTCTAAAGTTTTCTGTCTCAACTGTTTGTCGCCACTTCGCATTCGCAAGATCAATTTGATATTGCATCTCTGCCATAAACTTATCGCGGTCATTTTTTAAATCGGCGTTAAATTGAGCAGCATCATTTATTTCCCCAGCGTTAAATTTTGCTAGAGCGTTCATTTCAGAACTATTATGACGATCAATTGCTACTTGTAATTCATCATAGAATTTAGCCATATCATTAGCAGTTTCTGCGCCAAATCTCCGAGCAGCATTTTCTGCTTTTGTATTTTCAAATAAAGCTTGTACTAAGGCTTGCTTATTTACCATCTCAGCCTGTTGCTCATTGTTGAGATTGGTAAGATCCATTTCTAAGAACGCTTTAGCATTTTGTATGGCTGCTTGTGAACGTACATCCAAGTTTGCCATTTCAATCTTAGAAAGAATGTTAGCCTTATTAATAATAGCTTCTTGCTTATTATTAAGATTTGTTGTGGTCAGTGTTTGAAAGAATGTGGCTTCTTTTTCTGCAACGCCTAAAGTAGCTTCCATAATAGCATTACTCATAGCGGCTGTAGCTGCGCTTCCAGAAATACCACTAAAAGCTATAGACTTAGAAACTTCTCTGGCTTGTGCTTGCGCCCACGGCGGTATAATTGGATTACCGTTAGCATCTTTAAACTCAGCAGCTATTGTCTTCATTTGCCAAAGTATAGAAGTTTTAGCGTCTACAAAGTCCTTACCTTCAGCCTTTAATTTATCTGCTAATAATTTACCTGCTGTTGTTGTAGTATCGATAATTTTAGACATATCGACACTGGCCCAATCATTAAGGGCTAATCCAAGTTCATTTTTTGTACCGTCTTCATTTACACCAGTAGCTGCTCCCGTCATATCTATGGTGTATTCTTCTGCGTCTACTTGAGCTTCATCACTAACCGTTCCAGTAACGGCATTCATCATTTCTGCGTCAGTAATCTTAGCTTGTGCTGCTTCGTATGTAGTACCTTCTTTCGCGGTTATATCATCAACGATAGTAGCGTCATCTACGGTAGTAGCTTCAAAGCCATAATTTTCCCCAATATCATAGTTAGGATCATCCGCATCTAGAGTAGTACCTTCAGCATCATCATCCATTGTTGGAAGAAGGTCGGATACTTTTAAACCCCTATCTTCCAAGAATTTCATTGGGTCAGCTAGAATAGCTTGTGCATCAGCTTCGTTTTGAACAAGGCCAGCTTCTTCAGCCATCTTTTTAATGTTTTCGGCTGTTGTTGTAATTTGTTCTGTCGCTGTTTGGGTTTCTGTAGAGGTACTTGTTCCATCACCAGTATTATTACTTGTGCTACTGCCATTATCTCCACCATCGTTATTATTATTAGTAGTAGTGTTGTTATTAGATGTTGAGGTACTAGAAGAAGGCATATTTAAAGTAGCACCAGCCTGAATAACATTTGCATCAGTAATGTTTGGATTAGCTTCCATCAAAGCAGAAACGGTTGTATTATTGGCTTGTGCAATTTCAGAAAGAGTATCCCCAGATTGAATAGTATAATTATCATTGCTAGAGTCATTCATATTGCCAGAAATTGTGTTGCCAGTAGAAGTTTGACCGCCAGCAGATATGGGCTGCTGAGTTGCGTCATCAACTAATTGACCACCTACGTAGGAAGCTCCATCGTTAGGTGTAAATACGTTGGCAACGCTTTCGCTAAAACTATTGCCACCACCAAATGTATCTGACCATATGCCCATTAAATTTTACCCTTCTCTTCTTCGCAACGCCGAATACGATCACGCAAATAAATGTATCCCTTCATGGCTTCATCGATAGCAGTATAATTGGGCGGTAAACCTTCCATTTCGTCTGCTAGTTTTTGATTGAAACTTTCATCGTATTGCTTGATTGACGGGCAATAGATTTCAAGTTTGGTCCTATAGACCGTTTGACCGCAACCTGTCAGTAATAGACTTACGATCAGTAAGAGATTCAGTTTCATGCTCTGCCATATTTTTATAAAAATCAGTTGCTTTTTGTTGTGCTTGTAAATCGTCTTGAAGAATTTTATTTTTTTCTTTTGATGCCCCACGAATTTTACCGAAGGCATAAATAATTGGTAAGGCTAATGCTAAAGCACCTATAATATACATTTTAATTTTACTGAAGATGAACACTAATGAACGCCTTCTTTATTGTCTTTCCAACGGGCATAAGCTGCTAACGCAATCCCCCCTATAGCGCACAAAAGAAAGATGGTTTTGAGACTGTCTGCGTAAGCAACTAAGCCCTGTAATTGACTAGCTACTTCATTCAGTCCTGTAGCCGCGCCAGCTATGCCAACACCTGCCATAGTTTTAGATTTGGTAAGAGATTTTGGATGTTCGGCTGTAGGTCTTTGTACCATATCAGGACCACCTACATCAGAAGGTAATTGAGCATCACGACTAAAAATAGCTGCTTCGGCTGTACGCCTTCTTGTTAGTCCTCTCAATGCTTGTAACTTACCGTCTACTCTTGCTTTATTCCATCTCATAATTTGTTCAGGACAAGCATCGTAGTCGCCTGCATTTAGTTTTTTAAGAAGTGTTGAACTACGAAACGCACCACCACCTAAATTAAATACAAAAGAGACCAGTGCATCGTACTGGCCTTGAGTAAGCGGTACATTTACGTATTTCTTAACTATTTTACCGTGTTCATCTAAATCGTGAACTAGTCTTTGTTCGGCTTCTTGAATGGTACATTTACTACCAGATCGAATACCTTTTGTTGCGCCATAACCTAGTGTCCATTTTCCAGCCGGACAACGATAGGCATGAACTAATCCATCGTTTTTTAATTTGTGTAAGCCTTCAAACTTTTTTACAAGCTCTACACAGTTTTTTGATACTGTTGTTGGGTGCATATTTTATCCTGTCATTGCGAAATTTGATGCGAAGCCAGTATTATTTCCACTACCTGCGCTCATTGCTGGGCTAAGATTGCCCATTGATGTATTTGCTCCCTGAACAGTGGTTAATTTAGACAAGTTATTAAGTGCGTTATTTACGTTAATAACTTGGTTGCCTATTACTGCCCCTTGAGGATTAAAGGCTCTAAGCAATAGATTACCACTATTATCTATTGCCCGTGATATTGATGTACCATTTGCCATTACAGAGTTGCCTATTAATGCACCTGTATCGTCAAATGCTTCACCAAGTTGTTTAAACTCATTTCTCATATTTACGTCTAGATCAGTTTGATCTGCTGCTATTCTCGACATATCACGGGTCTGCACAGCTAATTTCTTGTCTTGAATATTAAATCCTTGAGCAATAGCTGCTGTTGTAGCTTCTTCTGATGCTTTAGCTTCATCAAATCCTTGACTAATTTGGCCCATAAGTGATTGTTCGTAAGCTTCTGCATTACCAAGCATTTGATTAACGTCCATTTGTACTGCGCTAATCTCATTACCTTGACTATCAAGTTTTCGCTCAACAATAATACCCTGTTCATCCATAGTACGAGTAATTGTATTACCTTGATCATCAATCGCGTTGGATATTAAAGTACCGTTGTCATCAAAAGCATTAGCAAGTTGAGTATATTGAGCTTTTGTATCTGCCCCAATAGTGTCACCTACATTTTGGACAAGATCTCTAACATTACCTAATCTTACAGCTAAGTTTTGTTGTGCAATTTGATCGGCAGTAGAAGCATCTGTAAAACCAGTGCCTAGAGCATCTCCTAATTGTTGAAATCCTGTCTGTGTACCTTCTCCAAGATTACCTATCTTTTGTTGAATATTTTGTTGGCCTGTAGCAGCTGCTTGAGCAAAAATTCCTAAATCATCACGTAAAGCTTCTGTTTGATTGGCTTGAGCTTCTGCTAAATCTGCCCTTGACTGTTGTGCTAGTGTTGTGTCTTGTCCATAACGATCTACATACGTATCAAAATCAGACATAAACTGGCCTTGATTAGCAAGCATCGTGTCTTGGTTGCCCATCATTTGTTCAGCATACACATCCTGAGTATTGGACATTGTATCTAAATCTTGTTGTATTTCTCCTTGACCACCTAATACATTGGCTTGAGTATCTGTTAGTTGTGTACTCATAGCATCTAAATTAGACGCTCTATCAGCTTCAGCATCTGTCATACTTGTATCTAGAGTATCAAACCTACCAGTAGCATCAGCAAAGCCTGCGTCTATGGAACTTTGCGCTGTACCTAAGTCAGTACTAACCTCATTAACAGAGTCTTGAACTCCACTAAGATTACTATCAACAGTATTAAATCTTCCAGTAATATCCGAAAAACCAGTATCTACAGATGTTTGCGTAGCTAAACCACCAACATTATCTTTCATAGCTTGAAGTAAATTATCGTAATATGTTTTTCTATCTGCATTTGCAGCAGTTTGTGCGGATGAGATAGCATCTCCATAAGTACTTAAATTGTCACCTAAAGTAGTAAATCCAGTATCAACCTTACTACCTACTCCACCTATAGAACCAGATAATCCAGATACATCCTGAGATATTCCCCCAAGTTGTTCACTGGCTCCTACAAAACCTTCTTCTACTTGTTCGCCTACACCGCCTATGTTAGCAGTAAGCTCATCATATTGAGCATCACCAAGGCCAGTTTGGGTAACGTTTGTACTTCTATTAAAACTCATTTTATGCCCCTTTCACGGCTAGGAAGCCAACATCCCTATAGCCCATTCTTGTTAAAAATTTTTTATATCCAGTACCGTAAGCTTCTGTAGAAGCTCCGATTGATATTTCTTCTGCGCCGTTGCTTTTGCCCCATTTTTCAAAAGCTAAAATCATTTGTTTTAATACTTTTGGAGCATATCTTCTGTATTGAGGTAAAATACATACAGCCCAATCACCTGCGTATTTCATATTGCTAAAATAATGTTCATCAACATAACCATGAAAATATCCAATTACTTTGTTATTATCTTTATTAAGTGCCACAACTACGAACACTGGACTTTTAGGATTTAAGCTCATAGACAAAAGACGTTTAACTTTTTCTTCTTTATAAGTAAAAACTTTGTACCTTGAGTTTTCGTGTAGCCATTTTGCTATTTGTAGTACTGAAGGTAAGTCTGTGTCTCTAAGCCGTCTTACGTAAACGGTCATAAGTATCTAATTTTATAAATTTAATATGCAATCATTATAACACCTAATTAGGTGTTTTTGCAAGTATATTATGCCGCATCTTTAACAGCTTGAGGTGTAGCATCTACTACAGCCTGTGCTTCTGCACGTTCTGCTTTGTCTTTTGTAATAAGTGGGTTTTCTATTGTTTCCTGAGTAGGATCTGCCTCAAGGTCATCTGAGTACATCCACCGTGTGATTGTAGGCTCAACAGGATCAATCTTTGACTGAATAATAATTTCTTCAGTTTCATCTACCCATTCTTCTTTATCGTTTTGAACTTTCCTACCTGTATTCCTAGTTTCCTTGACTTCATCACGCCCTTTTTCAACTTCATACTGTGCTAGTCTAGCTGTGGCTGTTTTGTATTCTTTCAGTTGTTTAGCAAATAGTTTAGCATCAGCCGCTGCTTGTAGTTCAGTTGGGATGTCACCGTCAAAGCAGTCTGCGCCTTGTTCAATGATTGCGTCTAGGACTTCTTGATAGTGGCGGTTTGAAGGGTCTAGGGGGATGGAAAAAAAGTTGCTTGAGTTTATTGACTTAAATACACCGTCTATGTTGTTTGCTGTATATGCCATCTTATAACTCCGCTATAAATTCTAATCTAGCACCACTGTCGCCGTTGCTTTCCAAAAATCCAACGTAGCCCACATTAGTCGTACTGGATAAAACCCACCTTACATCCACATCTGTAGTTGTCGCATCATTCACAGAAACGCTAGACAATGTCATGTTCGATAATCCCCCAGACAGTCTTTTCCATCTAAAGCCCGTCGAGGTAAAACTAGGGGCAGCCCTCATTGAAGGACTTAAACGGAATGTCTGCACTAAACCAGTGGTGGTTAAGGCAGCGGTTAAGCCACCAATATAGTGATAGGTGTCAGCAACAGTATATTTCTGATAATACCGCTGACACAACGCCAGTTCTTCGCCATAGCTGCGATGTTCAAAGGGGGTGGCGACTTTGCCTGTTTCAAGCTGCAATCCTGTGACGTAGAATACGTTTGAAGTATTGTCTAAGAAATCAACGTAATCTGTGTAAGCCCCGGGAACACGGGCAGAGCTATAACCTTGCCACTGACTATCTGATACACCCGCCCTGTTAGCAGCAACCGATAGATATATGTCTAGCAGTAAACCATAACTGTTGGTGAACTTAATATCAGCGGCTGTATTTCCTTGAATAGTGAAAACTACTTTTTGCCAAGCATTAGCTGTATGAACATCAAAATACGAACCCCAAACGTCAAAGCCAGAACTACTATCCTGTGTTATAATAGAAAACCCGTAGCGTCCTGTTTTGTTTGTATATACCCAAAAAGAACACGTTAAATCTTTAGCGTCTGGCTCTCCATAAGCTAAATGCTGTAAGTCTTGACCTTCCAAGTATTGGGCGACAGATAAAAATCTTGTGCTACCTGATGCCATAGACCCGCCGTTTACAGTAGTACATGATAGCTTGAGTGATTTTGAAAACTCGCCATGTCCAGAAGGTGAACCTACCTGTTCCGCTGCCAAAGCACCGCCCATTCCGCTACCAAAGTCTATCTTCCACCGATCTACAGTAGAGTATCCTTCATTTGAGTTATCTGAGACAGTAACTGCCGAAGTCGATCTCTGGGCAATGTTCATTGCACCATTATAAAAAAAGTTCTTCCGACCCGCATTGATAAGCTGAAACTGTTCCTGTGGTGTCTCAGCCCGTAGCATTGCTTCGCCTGCTATGCCTGTGGTCTTTTTTATGTCAGCTAATTCTGATCTAATATTAATGTTTGGTTTTGATACATTAACTGTCATGTTTGCTCCTAATCATCTGCCACAAGACCATTGCTTGCGCTAATAGATACGCCAACGGCATTTGTTGTATTTGCTGTTCTGGAAAGTCCTTGAAAAGTTGATCTACCTGCTGAAGTTCCTACATGAAGTTCTTTGGTAATATCGTCATGTGCCAAGCCTGTTACCGTATCACTGCTACCATATAAAGTGGCTTTTGCATTTGTATTAAAAAGACGTTTTTCGTCTTCATACATTTTTTTAATTTGGTCTGGGGATGGGGCTGTGGCTGAAATGCGCCAAAGAGCTAAATATCCTCCAAAATGTGTTCCGTAATTGTGGCTTTGACCTAATAGTAATGGTGGTTTTTCTGACGTATCTGCCAAACTTGTATTTCCTTGGTTAGCAGTACCAATCAACTTTCCATCTACATACAGTTCCATCATACCACTACGGCGAATTGCAAAAACTTGTTGCCAATTAGATCCTGTGTGGGTGCTAGTTGTAGATATAGTAGTTCTACCAGTGGATTGAAAACCTTGAGTGTAAATAGCAAAAGTTAAAGTTGAATTAGAACCTGTGCTTATTAAAAATCCTGACCCTGCGCTATTGCTATTGCGAAGCCTATTAATAATAGGATCACCAGAACTAGCAGATTTAAACCAACCTGATATACAAAAGTCACCAGTGAAATCTAAATGTGAATTATAAGGCTGAGATAAATAGTTGCCGTTAGAAGAGAACCCACTATAAGCCACCAAATCCGCACCAGTAGCTACAGCCGATTTGGTCACAGTTCCATATATTCGTAGACCATTTTGATATACTGAACGATCTTTTTCACTTACACTTAAACTTACATCATCATAATCTGTAGATGTTGACCCTTCAGACCCCATCATTAAATAAGTTGTTGTAGTTGTTGCTGTAAAACTAAAAGCTAAATAACCATTTGCTGTAGATCTTGAAGTTCCATATGTTCCCCAATCACTTCCTGTAGGAATTGCAGTACTGGCTGACAAAGTTGCGTAACTTCCATTATTAGAAACGGTAGCTTCAAATACATAAGAAGTTCCGACTACCGTTGTAACTGCTAAATAAGCATTAGAATACCCACCATTATCTGCTACACGCAAAGCATTACTTACTTGCGAAAGAGTAGCATTTGATGCAACCCAATTTCCTGTACCGCTTGTAAAAGTACTGTCGTCACCACTTAGAAGATTTGTATATGAAATATCCGTAGTATCCGTATCAGATAGTGTACTAAGTTTATTATTTCCTATTTGCCATCCTGTATTGTAATCAGAAGCTATATAAGCATTCATTCCATTTGTATTATCTTTAATGTCACTTTCACTAAGTTCATGTATAGTTAGACCATCTTGCCCGTCAAAATCATTAACAGTCTGAGCTGTAGTTGAAGTAACTATAGTTCTAGGCTCAATCGTAACTAATTTATCAGCATTGCCTAAAGGACGTGGAAAATTAAAAGCTGCCGTTCCATTGTCATTATCGGCCCAATAGTAATTTGCGTCTGAAGTGTTACTTAAATAAGATGAACTTTCTCCTACGCTAATATCTTTGTAAATACCATAATACAAAGGAGCCGTAACAACTAAGTTGCGCCCTAGCCACGCACTTTTGTGCAAAGCATCCGCAGTAGTAGCTTTAGACACAGTAACACCATCATCTTTAATAATGGTAGCACCCCCACCAGTAGCAATCGCTATGGTTGGTACAGGCAACCCCGTAGCAACATCAATAGGTGCATTGGGAAGAACGGTCATGGCTACATCGTTGACATATTGGTTTAAAATAGTATTAGCTACAACCCCATCAAATCCCTTGCCTGAATTACGTTCAGCGATACTACCGTTATATCTACCCTTGTTTGCGTAACTGCTACTTGTAGTGTGCCTAAACGCACTGTCAGATAAGAAGTCAATTTCCGCTATACCTGCATCATTTGGCGCAAGACCTACCATTAACTTGCCATTAAGCATAGCTATGTTCATTCCTGTTCCGTGTGAACGTAAGATTGAGTTAGCACTGTTATCAAAAGACATCCAAAGTGGCAGATCAGGGTCATCACCATCATATATGTTAGTCTCTGTCGCACTGCTATCAGCCACAATAACAGCCACCGATGGAAACTCTTTACGAGAACCACGGGTGCTAGTGCTTAGGGTTTCATTATACCAAGAAGTATTCTGTGTTCTGTGTCTCCAAGCACCGCCATCGCTATCTTTTGAAGTGTCGTAAACGAATACGTCTACGGCTGTGTCGCTAATGGTTGCGGATATGGCTGATACGTTTATTTCGCTTCCAGTTAACTTACCTGTTATATCCCCTGTTACATTACCAGTTACGTTGCCAGTTACGTTACCAGTTAGAGGACCAGAGAAAGCAGCTCCTGTAGCCGTTCCTGTAAATGTTGGACTAGCGAGAGGTGCTGCTCCGACTACCTCAGCAACAGATATTTGACCATCTGCTAATTCAGCGTTGTCCGATATTAAGTCAGCTAATGTACGTGCCTTGCTCATGCGCTAGTCCTTCAGTTAATGGATTAAGCGGCTTCCTCTACTGGTGGTTCTTCCAGTGATTTTGCCAACATATTAATGAATGCTTCTCGACCTATTTTTAATTGGTCTAGATTAAATTGTGTGCTTGATAGTTTTCTATCTAAGTCAGTAATGTGGTTGATCATAATTTTTTGTTGATCAGTCATTCCTTCAATTTCATATTCTTTTTCGTTTACAATAATTGTGGGTGCTTTTTCCTTTTTTCCCATAATAATATCCTTAGTTAAATGTTATTTGGTCCAATTAATTATTTTGGTGAATTATTTTCTAAATGTTGTGCATAGGCTGTTTTTACAGCGTCTGTGTGAACTATTCCACAAATTGCCTTTACGTCATCAGATTCCCCTGAAGTATCTGCATTAGGTGTAACTACATGACGATGAAAACTACGGCTAATCTCTATACCATCTCGTTTGATTACCGTAGCTGTACGCACATGAATGTGTTTAAATTCTCCTACAATTTCTATTTTATCTTCTATTTGTTCTTCTGTTAATGCCACTGTTTATCTCCTTTAAGGTACTTGGTATGTGCATGAAAAATAAAAATCATCGCCACCTGTTAAATTACTGGCCCCACCATTACCCATATAAACAGTTAATCGTGTAGTAGCTTCTGATATTTCCCAAGGTTGAACATGAGGATTACTTCCATCCCAATAAAATACTCCACCGCCACTACGACCAGAACCTTCAGTTAAATTACAAGAGGTGTACGGTAGATTATCAATAAAAAGATAATTTCCACCAGGACTTGATACACTTGCAGTAATAACCAAACCAAACACTGTAACAAGTCTTCCAACCCTAGTGTAAGACATTGTATTATACACAGAGTTCATAGTTACTGTGCCACTGCTTAAAGTAAACGTAGGTTCAAAAGTTCCCTCTTCGTAGTGATCTAAAAGAGTGCTAGAAGCTGAAGCTGGTGATGAAGCTGTAGCATGACCAAACTCAATACCACCACTAGCCCCTAATTTTACTCTGTTATCGAGATAAAGGTCTTTAAAGGAAGAAGCACCTGGTATACCAAGGTCTACTGTACCGTTTGTAGTACCCCCAGAATTGTCTACAGGGAATACATATCCTTCACCAAAACGTAATCCTGTATGGCTTGCTTCAGTGCTATAAATAAGTAAATCACCACCTGAAGCACTTATATTTCCCACAGAGTTGAACGAGACCGTACCATTGCTGTCGATGGTCATACGAGCAGTATTATTCGTAGCAAATACCACTGGTTTTTCATTGCGAGTACCGATTTCAAGTGAATTGACACCAAATCCTTCAATTCGCCCCGGATAAGCAGTTCCAGCCCAGCCAGTAAGACTAGCATCTCCAGTATAAATATAAAGATTTTCAGAAGAACTTGTTGTACGCGTGACTTGTATTCCATTTATCCCTGCCCCATTTGAGGCTGGAGCAGCACTGTTGTCACCTAGAACAGTAAGTCGTGAGGGTGGGTTGTTATCACCAATTCCGACATTTCCCATAAAGTAGCCACCACCAGTAGTGTTTATTTCAGCTTTAACACTGGTGCTATCTTCCATTTTCAAAAAGAAACGATTGGTTACGTTTGGTGTGTTGTTTGGAAAATTTATTAGAACGCCTTGAGGTATACTAGTTGCTGTATTTACAAACTCGGCAACAAGACCACCAGAGTTGTCTGATTCAACGTCTAAAGCATAGGTAGGACTAGTGCCAATTCCAACTTTATTATCGTCAGAAAAAGTTACTGCTGAATTGCCTGTTGATGTGCCTGTACCAGAGTTGTAAAACTTTAAATCTCCGTTTGCATTTACACCTAAACCCCAACCCTCATTTCCAGAATTTTCCTCAATGTTTAAAGCAACAGCATTATTTGAACCTGCAGTTTTTAATCGCAAAGTTGCTAGAACAGCAGTTGTGACATCTCCTAAATCTAAGCTCTCCGCACTCGCATCCCAGAAGAACTTAGGCGTTGTGCCTGTGTCCTCATAGAAGGATATGTTGCCACCGCCTGATATTTTTATTCGTTGTTTAAGAGAGTCTGTCCCTGTATGTGTATAAAAACCAAGACCAGCACCACCACTAACATAAGAGCCTATTGAGCCTAAACCTGTATCAGTTTCAAAATGTAATTGTAAACCTGATGTTGAGGGAGTTGTATCAAATGAAGAAGTTACACCATCCACAGTCAGCCCATCAGCCGTTACAGTGCCAGTAACATCAACATTACCAGTATGCGTTTGCTGTACATACTTCGCATCAGACTGCGTTTCTGTTAGGTGATCAGCTAAGGTAAATGTTCCGTAAGCAACAATGTCTATAATATCGTTTACAGCAGCACCACTTGCTAATGTAATACTTGTACCATTAGTAGCAGTAAAATCTGTACCATTTAATAATTTTACACCATTCATGTAGACATCTACGTAGCCAGAGTCATACGTAGCTGAAAATACAGTCTGACCTGCACTTGATACTGTATAGGTTTGTCTGTCGGAAGTTCCGTTTACTGAAGAACCTGCGTTAGTCCATCCAGAAGCAGAGTAGACTTTCATAGCCCCTGCTGTAGTATCAAAGTACAATGCTCCAATTACTAAAGCATCACCATCATTATCTACTGTTGGAGCCGAAGATTTTGCACCTAAGTACCTGTCATCAAAGCTATCATATGAAGCTGCGGCTGAGGTAGCACTAGATGAAGCTGAAGTGGCAGAAGTACTTGCATTTGAAGCACTTGTAGCCGCGTTAGTTTCACTAGTTGCGGCATTGGTAGCTGATGTAGCCGCTGCCGTAGCACTTCCTAAAATACCATCGACATAAGTTTTTGTTGTAGCATCTGTACCAGAAGTAGGCGTACCCAATCCTGTAATTTTATTAGTACCCATAGCTAGATTACCAGACATTGTATCGCCTGATTTAGCTACGCGAGTATCTCTCTGTGTATCAGTATATGTCTTAGTAGAAGCATCCTGTGCAGCTGTAGGATCACCAAGACCTGTGATCTTAGATGTACCCATTGCGATAGCACCACTCATAGTTCCACCTGCTAGTGGAAGCTTAGTGGCTATAGAATTTGTTACGGTAGTCGAAAATGCGTTGTCATCATTTAAAGCCGCTGCAAGTTCGTTTAACGTATTCAAATTTCCCGGTGCGCTATCTACTAAGTTTGCAACTTGAGTATCTACGTAACCTTTCGTAGCTGCATCGGTATCGTTTGTTGGAGAAGTTAAATTCTGAATAGTAGCTGTTGTACCAGCATTCATATTCAGCGTACCATCAATGGTAACATTGTTAAATGAAGATGAGCCAGAAGATGTTACATTACCTGTAATATTACCAGTAACATCTCCTGTGACATCACCCGTTAAATTTCCTGTAACATTGCCAGTTACTGTACCTGTTACTGTACCAGTGTAACCGCCAGAAGCTGACAAAGTAGTAAAAGCACCGCTAGAAGTTGAGCTAGACCCAATAGTAGCACCGTCAATCGCGCCACCGTTAATATCAACTGTAGCAAGTGTAGCTTGACCTGAAGTCGAGATTGTAGTGAATGCTCCTGTAGCAGACGCATTCGCTCCGATATTTGTTCCATCTATTGCGCCCCCGTTTATATCTACGGTGGCTAAGGTAGTCGTTCCCGAAGCTCCTAAATCTGTGAATGAACCTGTAGAGGGAGTAGAAGCTCCTATAGTAGCGTTATCTACCGTACCACCATTTATGTCGGCTGTAGCCGCGACAAGGCTAGTGTTTGCATTAAGGGTAGTGAACGTACCAGCTGCAGGGGTTGTTGTACCGATAGTTGTACTATCGATAGCACCAGAGTTTAAATCTATTGAGGTAATAACAGTTGTTCCAGAAGCAGACAGATTTGCCACTGTGACATCACCTGTTACTCCTAGTGTAGAACTCAGTGTTGTTCCACTAGTTACGGTAAGAGTACCGCCTACAGTTACATTTCCAGTAGCTGCGATACCACCACTTAGGAACAAATCTTGAAAGCGTTGGGTATTAGATCCAAGGTCTATAGTGTCAGTAGCAACAGGAAGTATAGCATTTCCGCTTTCTACTTGAACAAGTTCACGCCAAACGGCTGCTCCTGTGGCACTTCCTACACATATATAAATACGGCCTGTAGTTGTATTTTCCCATAAAGAACCGGGTGCATAGCCTTCTGTATTATCGTTAGTTACAGCAGGTGTTGTAGTGGCATCCATTTTGTTTGCACCACCCATACCACCATTGGCTTGTGGCAAATATCCTGACACCGAAGTTGCTAAGTTTATTTTAGGAGAATCTCCTGTTGCACCTGTGTGACCGTGACCAGTACTTGCATTAAATGCTGCTAATAGTTGGTTAAACTCCGCATTGATCGGAGGTGCGGTAATAGGTGATCCGTTTATAATACTAGCAGTTGACTGCCTTACATACCCTGCCATCTGTTATCTTCTCCCTGCGGTTGTAAATTCAAAGACCATACCCTGTATGGAAAAAGGTTCTGTCTGACCGACAGTCACAAAAGTAGCCTGTGCGGAAAAACCTGATCCCTGAATATCGCTGGTCATTATTGGCTTAGACGAACCACCATAAAGTACGTTTGTCGCGTTGTAGTTAATGTTTCTTCCCCCGTATCTAGTTGGTGCGCCTGTTGAAGTTTGCGAGTAAGTTGAGGGAACTTGCGTATCTGCATCTCCCCAATCATACGTCATCGAAAGTAGTAACTCTAATGGACCTTCAGCCCTGATAAACGTATTTATTTTTCTCATTGTTTTTCGTTCTTCGGTTTCACCGAAATCCAGATATGGAGTAGAATAAATGCCTACTATATCTGTTCCATTGAACGATGTTCCATTTTCTTGTCGGTAGACCCGTCCATCGTAATCGCCATGAAGAATAAACTCAGTAGTTCCAATATATCCACTGGTACAACAAGAAGCTCTTATCCCTAGTAACTCTCCAAATTCCCAAGCTATTGTACCTGAGCTATTAGTTAGTCCACCTATAATTCCAATACTATCTGCTGCAAAGTTGCTATCATCACCAATAAAGTACCTAATTTGAGACTTTGATCTAATGACCACCCCATTGAGTGTGTCCATATCTTGGTTAGCAATAATATCAACTAATGTTGCTTGAATAGGTTTACTAACAGTTTCTAATTCTACGTCACCTATTCTAGATGTACCTGCTACTGGCCTAAAACCGTCAGGACTTAAAAACATTAAGTCACCGCCAATTTCTAGTACACTGTCTCTAGCTACGCATCCTACGTTAGCTGTTACTTGGTCTAGAGCGAAAGCATTAGAAGCATTTACGCTTATTTTTTTAATCGCGTTTGTACCAAAGACAAATAAATCATCTCTAAATGTTTTAATTTGTACGACATCAAATCCTGCCGCTAATTGTCCTGCTGAGGCACTTACGTTAAAGTCATAAAACCCATCTGGGTCGGCTGTAGAAGTCGGGGCAGAGTGAGCTATTGCTGCTCCAAAAGCCGTGTCTCCAGCGAGGAACAAATGGTTTTTAAAAACACTTACCAAGCTTGGTGCATTTATGCACTGATCTCCACCGCCTGTATTTGTACCACCTGCAGTAAAACCACCAGAATTTGTAGATTTAAGTTCTTCCCAATTAGCTCCATCAAAAACAATGGCTGGATTTACGCCATCTACAAAACAAATTTTATTTCCTGTACCAAAATTAAAAGTAACGTGTCTGAGTTTTGTAACAGTACGACCACTAAGGGTCATTGGTCTGGTAACTGAATAATCTAATGTATACTTACGCCAACCTATGAAAGCTGTATAATGATAAAAACTATAATTGCTTCCACTTGCATCTTGCCTAGCTGCTATAATTTTAGTTGAGGATGTTACGTCATCTTTAAATATAGCAAGACCAAGTACTTTTCCTTGGCCTGTTGATGAACCAGCTACGGTAACTTCACCATAATCAGTATCATATTCATCAAATCCTTCTATACGGCGATAGCCACCAAAAAGTGATGGCTCATAATTCACTAATCTTGTAGCTGATCCGGGTGCATTGTCCGACAAATCCAAATGATTTTCGTTACTATTTAGACCGCCACTACAGATTACTTTGTAGGACTCTATTCTGTCAGGCATTAATACTTAATCCGTGTATCTCTAATACTAATTTCATTATTAATATAAAGGGTTTGTAGGTCTTTAATGCCACGTTCAAAAGCTACGTAAGCTCCTTGAGCAGCTTCAATATTATCTTTAAACATATACATATGATAAACTGCGCCATCGATTAATACGGTATCATAGGACTCTGGAATACGTGTGACATCAGTTGCATTTGTGATGTCAGAAAAATTCATAAAATATCTAAATTTAAGCGTATAGGCTTTATCAGGGGATGGAGTTACGCCATAGCCATTACCATGACCTTGAAAAATAAAATCTGGTATTCCTCTACCAGACGTTCCAGACGCATAGTCTTGATCACGATGATCAGAATACCATTCGTCAACATCAATATGTTTTAAATGCTTAAAACTAGCTCTTAGACTACTATCTTCCTGTATCTGAAAACTATTAAAATCTGCTATTTTATAAAAAGAAGGCCAAGTATATTCTTCTTGGCCCACAACTAAAACTTGAGTATGTTCAGCAGCATTAAAGGGCCATCCAAACTCAGCTTGATTGATCTTAGCTAATCCAGCTTTGACCGCATCTTTTACTAGGGCTTGAACGCCACGAACCGACCCAAAGTCGGCTTCCGAAATTTCTACTTCGTTTAAACGCCGTAGCGTTTGGTTACATAAATCTATGTAAGTAGTTGGCATAAATAACCCTCAATAGAGTGAGGGGCCAGTATTACCAGCCCCCCAAGTTATTATATTAAGAAGCTAAGTTGTAATTAGCTGTGAAGATTGCTTCTGGTCGAAGTATCTTCCTGCCGTAGAGTTGCATTCCTCTCACAATATCCGCAAAGGTTGTTGGTGATCTGAATGTTTCAGTCTTGGCAATTTGCTCCGCAGTAGCAACCGCAGAAGCATGACCAGCAACGATAACACCGAAGTTTGTTTCAGAACCTGTACTTAGAATTGTTGCAGGTCCGTTGCCTTCGTATGGAAGGTTATTAGACTTATAGACTGAGAATCCGCGAATGGTTCCCGGTAATTTACCGTTTCTCATTTCGCCATCTCCACCGAAGTCGCTATTAATTAGCTTGCTCGACTCGTCCATTAAGACTTCTGCAAACACTGGGTCAACAACGATCCACCTACCGTCAGTGTCTACGTTGGCTTGGTCCATTCTCCTCTGGATGCTATTCATAATCGCCAATGGAGAAGTAATACCACTTGAGCCACCGCCTACGGCAACTGGAATAGAAGTAACTTCTGAAGCTACACCAAGGTCAGAGCCACCGAAGTCGGTGATGTCTAACTTGTTATCTGGTAGAAGTTCGTCATTATCCGCACCACTGTTAGCTTTAGTACCATTCACGTCACCAGAAGCAGAACGCCTTGCCCATGAGCTAGGTGTTTTCCAACCAGATAGATATCCAAGTACTTCTGCATCGAAAGTATCACGCAGTTTGTAACCTGCTCTATCGGATGCTAAGTCCTGAAATGATACGTGGCTGTGAGCTTCTTCGATGTCATCAATCGCAAATTGGAAGTAATTTGCTTGATCAACAACCATTGTGAAGTCAGCGTCAGTGAGGTCTTGAGTAGCCAACGTAGTACCACGCTCGTATGTGGTGATTGTGATGTCTGGCTCTTTTATAATTTTCACTGAATCGCCAAAATTAGCGATTTCGCCACTGTAATCAGTGTTTGTTATTGCATCTACAACAGATGCGGTTCTGAAGGCTTTTTGAACCTTCTTGGAATAGATAACTGGTGAAAAGTTACCTGAGTTCAGGTTTGTATAACCTGATGCCTGTGGAAATGCCATGATTAAAGTCTCCTTATTTGAAATGGCTTAAAATAAACTTCTAAAACTCATCTAGAAGTAGCTAGATCAGACAAGTAAACAATAGTGTCAGCTTGATTAGAGTGTCGCTGAAAGCGGTTCCAAACGCACTGGTAGACTTTGTATTATTATCTGGAGGGTTTGGGTGTACTAAATAAGTGTCCGTACCCAGTTAATTCAATGGTTTCATTGTAACACATTGAGTTAATTAATGCAATAGTTAATTGCGTAACTAATTGGTTTTAACGTGCAGCACCTGAAATGTCGTAAGCAAAATTGCCAGACTGAATAGCCGCTGTAATAGCTTCTTCATTTTTTTCAAATTCTTTATCCGACATCTTTTGCACCATACTTTCAGAAAATTGAATTTTATTTTGCATAGGTGGCGTAGATGCAGATGCTTTATTAACGGCTTT